CCAAGTAAAGATTTATAGTCCATCTGCTTCGTCTATTTGAAAGGTTACAAGGTTTAAAAACTCAACAACTCCCATCTTAAAAAAGTAATCCCATTTAGTTTTATCTCCTCCTGCTAAATTATTTATTGTGGCAATCCATCCCCATTTCTTGTAGAAAGGTTTAACCTCGCCAACTTGCCCATTAAATAGGTTGGGATAGCCTCCGATAATTTCTCTAAATAATTGCAAAAAAAAACCATTATAGGAGTAGCATCTTTTAACTTCATCTTTAAGAGGTCATTAGCCACTTCTTTATGGATTGAGCCATTGTATAGCCATTCGCCAAAAAACGATTTAACAGGGATGAGGAAAATAGCTAAGATGTTATGTATCTCGTCTGCGGGTTCATCCTTACCGGCAAAGTGTGCAAGGTCAATAAATTGGTCTGCCCTGATTGAACTTAATCTGGTGTTTAGGTAATACCAATTCCAACCCACTCGATAGAACTTTGATAGCTTTGCTCTTGGTATTGAATTTTCAGCGTCTAACAATTCTTGATAAAGTTCCCCTAAGTCCCTTACCTTTTCGCTCGATGCGTTCGGGTAAACAAACATTAGCCTTTCAAGCCAATCTTCTTTGGGAATTTGGTTTAACTCGATGAACTTCCGTAAGGTTAAATTAAAGTAAGCCTGTTTAATTCGCATAATCTAAAATATAAATCTAACCTCGCATAGTAACATACTTGCCTTTTCGATTCTCGTTTAGCTTCATTAGTGCAAGATAGCGTAGTGAGTCTATTAAGTGATTGTTAAAGTCGATAGGCTCGTTTATTAATTTACCCGCCTTGTCTTGCTTCCACTTGTAGGTCTTGAACTCTCTGGTAAGATTTGAGCCAATTAAAACTATCTTAAACCTTCGTAATATGTCGATTGAGTTTAAGATTGAATCCTTACCTTTTTGAGTTGGTTTTATGTTCCACCCCATTCGATAGACTTCCTCGATTGATTTAGGTTCGGCAGAATCAGCAAAGAACTCATCTCTATTTGTGGCAAAGTCTTTTAGTCTTGAACTTATATCTTGATTCGTTAAACCACGTTCATAAAGGTGTTCCTTGACATAGAGCGTGTCATCCCTTTTCCAAACCCCTACGACTGCGCTTGGGTCATTCGTAAAACCCCAATCTAATCCGAACCCGATAAACTTTGCACCTTCTGGAATTACTATCCCTTCACTCCAATTGTTGAAGACTAACCCTACCAACTGCCCTCTTTGACCTAAGCCAAATATCTTCCAATACTCTGGGTCTGCACTTGCTAAGTTTTCAATCTCCCTCTTAAGTGAATCGGGTAAGTGTGGGTTGTCCTTGTAAGTCGTGATTAAAAGCCCTGCATCCTCTCTTGGGATTACTTGGTCGTAAATCCAATGCTCGAAGTCTGAAGGATTGTAGTCGATAATTATCTTACCGGTAGTTCTTAGAACTAATTGCCTCCAATCTTCCAACTCAAGTTCGTTTCCTTCGTTGCAAAATAGTACGTTTCTTTTTCGACCTCGTATCTTTTGCGCATCGTCTGTACTGAAGAACTCGATTAAATTCCCGTTAAGCGTATAGGTGTTCTCGCTTTTGTTGTGGTACTTTTCTTCATATAACCCTACCTCTTTAAGTATCTCAAAGAAATCACGCATTGCACTTGTCTTGAGTGCTGGTAAGGTTTTCCTAACTATCGAATAGGTCAAACCTTTGTAAGTGGTTGCAGTTCTGATTATCCATTGAAGAGCAGAAAAAGTCTTGCCCGACCTTGCACCGCCTTGTAAGACTGCAATACGTTTGCCTTGATTCTTAAAGCTATCTTCTAAAAATACTAAATTAGGGTTGAACTTCATAAGCAACTTTCACTTGCCCAAAATTTTCAAAGGTTGTATCTTTAATCAATTCTTTAAAAACAGATATTTTAACCAAGTCCCCTGTCCACGAACCTAATGTGCTTAACTCAACCTTTTTACCTACCTTCCAATAAAACAAAGCAGGAGTTGAAACTTGCACATTGTCAACTAAGACGTAATTGCGTGATGATAATATCTCAACTCTAACCATATTGCAATGTTCTTCATCTGTTTTTTTGCAGGCGAAATTTATTTGAATGGCGGCAAGTAGAATTAAAACCCTTAGTAATTGGTTATTCATTTTATTTGAGTTGTTGTTTTTATTTAATTTCGCCTTTTAGCCAATCTGGCGCATCACTTATCTCAACTTTGGTTTCTGTCTTCTCTGTCAATCCGTTAAGTCGTTGAGTTATAGATGGATTGTAAATGCCAACCATACCTCCATTTATTTGGTCTGCCCTACACGCTTTTCTAATTGCGTGACAGATAGTTAAAAAGTCGGTGTATGCACCATTTGTATTTGCAAAATAATGACTTAAATCCCCTATAATTGATTTTTCATATAGCCAATTTTCAAACCCATCTATTGTAAGTGGTTTTTCTTTTGTTCTAAATACCTCTACTCCATCCTTACCTACAAAATCTTGAACCAATGTAGGGTTTGATTTTACATAGTGTTTGTACTCTTCAAATAACTCCATTAGTTTTTCTGGAGATTCTATTTTTTTTGCAGCCATTACTTTAATAACTTTTTATAAACTTCTGTTCTTTTTAGATTCAACTTCTCGATGTTCCAATTGTCTTTTACTTCGTTGTAGAGATTAGTTGCAAGTTCGGTTCTTAGTTCCTCATTATTAATAAGTTTCTTCATTGACTTGTACCAATCCTTCTTGTCTACAAATATACAATTTTTATTATTTAGTCCTATATTTTGATAAACAGGGTTTTCGCTCACTATGACTGCTAAACCTTTAGCACCCATTTCCAACATCTTGAGGTTTGATTTACAAATGTTAAACTCCGTATGCCTTAAAGGAATCAATCCGATGTCCATAGCATCGTAAGCACTTGCGTAGGTGTTTACATCCATTGCGTTTATTCTTGCGTATTGGTTTACGTCTATTTTCCAATTTGAGGTAAAGACTTTTTCATAATAGCCCCAAGTCGGGTCTTTTTCCACATAACCCGATAAGATTAGCCTGTACTTATCTATTAAGTCTTGGTCGTGTAGTAATTCGTAAAATGGAGTGTCTAACAACTCAACGTCTTGTTTGTGGGTTATTGAGCCACTCCAACCTATGTGAACCATATCTGGGGATTTGAACTCCCTTACCTTGTCATCTACTTTGAATTGCGGTTGTTCGAAGTCTATTCCGTTAGGGAGGACTTCTACGTTTTTGTTAAAGTTCCCGATTATGTTAGATAAGTAATCAGTAGTAGTAGTTACTAAGTTCGCTTGCTTTAGATTGTAGAGGATGTGTTCTGCTCTCTTACCTCTTTTCCACTCGTTAAACATTGGATGACTATGAGGAAGAACCCAAGTATCATCTCTATCTATTACTACCGGTATGCCGATTCTTTTAAGTTGCTTCCAAAGTAGTTCTTGGTTTCCTAATTTACTGATGACTGAACTTGAAACTATTAAATCGTAATCGTGAAAGAATGAATCTGGCTGATGGTCAATTGAAGGTATCGCAGTAACTTGTTCATATTGTGAATGTGGGATGAGAATTCTGTGATACTCAACCCCTGTAACATTTTGTGGACAAACTAAAAGTATTCTCATTGGAAGTGTTCTCCTTTAAAGTGTTTTGCAAATGATTTACTTCTATCCCATTCTATTTCGATAGGGTTTTCAAAGCTAAATCTCAAAGCGGTTTCTATGTCCGCATAAGTAAATCCTTCCGCCTCTGCTTTTGGTTTTAGGTGCTGGCAAATAAATACATCCCCTGCCATTCCGTTGTATTCTTGAACCGAAATCCAATCAATAAACCTCTTACTTATTATTGAGCATCCCATATTCCCGACTCTGCCTCCGTTAATTAAGTTCCAATCCTTATTCCAAACTGCGCCTATGTAATCAAACTTCATAAAGTCATAACTCCATAAATCAAAGTTAATCGGGTATCCGTCTGTTTCTAAAAACATCACATACTTAGTGCTAAAGTATTTGCTTAAACCTTTGACTTGAAACCTCATAGCCTCCTCATAAGTTAAAGGGTCAATCTTATGCCATAACCCTACATAGTTTTGAGGCTCATAAGGTGATATTATTCTAATCGGATTGTCAAGATTTGTAGCTAAGTACATTGATAGCCTTCCTGCTATGTCCGCCCTTGCGTGAGAGTTATCACCGCTAAAAATAATAATCGTTAAGTCTTTTATCGTCATATTAAGTTGTTTTGTTTTAAAGCGTACTCAAAACCTTCTTGGTTATACATCTCAAATCCTTTTGTAATTACATTAGGGCATCCATAGTAAACTTCAAGTAGTCTATTTGCACCGCATTGTTCAGCTATTGAGTAGCACATTGACTGATTGCCAATAAATAGTGTCGAGTTTGAAATAAAGTTTTTTAACTCTAAGAAGTTCAGATGCTTAACGTATTCTAACTTTTCAACCTTTGATTTTAATAAGGCATATTCGATTTCAGTTCCTACAAAGTAAATCGGACAATTAACTTGATTTAGAATTGAATAATCTAATTGTCCATTATTATATCTTTCTGAACGGTTAACCACAATATAATTGTCGATGTCGGGATATCGAGAATTAAAAATAGTATCAGCATCAAAATGTTCCTGCAATTCTGGGTAAGCATATAAATACCACTTCTTAATATCTCCTGCGCCAAGATTTAAACCAACCCCTCTAAACTTGTCAAAGTCATAGTCTACTTTTTGGTTAGTATAGGGTAAAACATCGTAAATAAATTCGCACTCAAGTAGTAAAGGCTTGAGATTATCGAACATATACTTATTGAGCATAACTCCTCCGAGCGGATGCTTGAAACTTGGATGAAGTTGGATAGGCACATCTAACTTTAGAAACAAAACTACTTGTTCATCGTGAAGTAAACTTACCGACCTGACCGCATTTAACGAGTAGATAATATCTCCCGCA